AGAAAAAAAGTTATTTGGGCGCGGTTAGGTGAAAAAATGATGTTTAAAATTAGGTGGTATTTTAAATGTAAAGCAGTAAGCGAAAGTGTAAACATAGAATTGGAAGATAGCGATATGTATATTATGAGCGAGAAAGCTGTAGGTTATGACTGGAAAAGAAGTTCCATATATACTTTAAGACATTGTGCTGGATGTAATAAATATACCAAAGAATGACAAATTGTTTTAAACATGATTATGTTATTCTTTATTGATGTATGGTGAGCAACATATCGTTTTTTTTTGATATTAAAAAACTGGTCTATTAATATGAATATAGATCCACATATATGGGGTAAACATTACTGGTTTGTTCTTCATACAATAACATTCACCTATCCAGAAAATCCTAATGACACGGCCAAAAGAAAATACTATGATTTAATTGTAAACTTACCACTATTTTTACCGAATGCTAAGATTGGACGCGAATTTTCCACTATATTAGACGAGTATCCTGTTAAACCATATTTAGATTCACGAGGTATGTTAGTGAAATGGTTACATTTTGTACACAATGTAATCAATAAAAGGACAGGTAAAGAAGAAATGTCTTATGAAACATTTCTACATGTAATGCAAAATAAACTGTCTGTGCCTTTAGAGAAACCCACGTCAATATACGATGAAAAAACAATATTGTTTTTTGGTGTTGTTTTCGTTTTTTGTTGTATAATTTTGCTTGATAGGCGTTTTCAAAAAGTATAGTTGTCTTCTCGGTTGTCACCGCGTGATTCTTTACTAGATTTTTTATTACCTAAAAATTGAAAATTGATATATTTATAAAATAAATATAATTATAAAATAAATACGAAACAAAAAATGCCAGAGAGTTTACGCGCAAAAGAAATAGTTTTTGATGATGATGACGAACTTATAAAACAGTTTCGCCCAAACTTAACTCCAGATCAAATGTTTAGATTAGGTAGTTTTGGTGGCACGTATTGGCGACCAATTAGATCAAATATTACCAAAAAATTACACAGAAATCGTCATTCAAAGTTTAAAAAGCTGGGATGGTGGAAAGACATTCCTCACGATCACTTAACACGTCCTTGGAGTAATTATGATAAGAGCATAAACAAATACAAAGTAAAATGTGGCACTACGCTAAGGTTTTGGGAACAAAAAGCCTGGATTACTTCATCTGACCCATACGGATGGGTGGAGTGGTATTGCAACTTTTACAGCGGGCGACGTCTTAAAACTGAAGATGCTCGTCAAATAAAAAGATGGTTAGCTTTTTGTGGACCCAAGGGTCGTTTCAAAAATTCGCTAATTAACAAAATTAAAGCGAAACGTGCTGCTTACGACGATTTTTCCATTAGCCCGGTAATAAGACAAAGTCTTCAACACTGGGGTTATCAGCTAACATCTCGCGACATGAAATCTTAAAAACAACGTGTATGCTTTTTTGTCATAACAAATTATTTTATAACCCTATATATATTGGTACATGCTCCAGAAAACAAAAAAAAAGTTATCTAAAAAAAAAATTTCCAAGAAACTTACAAAACCTAAAAAACTCCAAAAACTTAAGAAAACTCAGAAATCCCCCCAAAACAAATCAAGCCCCGGACAGTATTTACGTTCGTATTCGCCCAGCCTCAATAGACCACTCGGTTCGCAAAGATCGTTTTCTCCCAGAAAAACTAATGTTGACCGTTTTTTTTCAACCAAATGCAAAGATAAGAAAGATATAAGAGTGGGTCAACAATGCATAGATTACACCAGTGAAAGAGCTGTTCAAATCATGTCAGAATTGCTAAAAATGAAACCTAAATCTTATCAGTCACCCGAAAACATAGCGCCTCCAAAGCAAAGCATGAAAAATTGTTGGTTGAACGCCTTTTTCATGTGCTATTTTATAAGTGATAAAGGGCAAAAGTTTTTCAAAAGCTTCCGAAACACTATGATAACCGGCAAAGATACTAACCAAAATGACGTCGTCGCAGAAAAATACAAAGAAGGTCTTTGGCTGCTAAACAAGTTGATAACCGCCTCACTTTTCGGAAAACGGCACAAAAACACTGAGCACTTTGTTAATACAACCTCAACAAACACTGTGTTAAAAACCCTCAAAGGTGTCAATGTGACAAAATCCGAGCGCGCCATAACTTCACCTAATTTAGCATACAATCCTATAGCATTTTATGATAACTTATTTCATATTTTAAAACTGACAGAAGGTGTGGATTTCTCATTGATTAACACCTATGACAAATTCAATATGATCGTAAAAGAAGGAAGGAGTACCAACAAAACGCATTTATACATAATCGAACGCTACGATGATAAGATGTCTTCGTCTAAAAATAGCCCACCAAATACTTTACAATGTAATAAAGGTGAAATGCCATTGCAGTTTATTTCTAACGGCTATGTTTATAGTCTTGACTCTGCTGTTTTACGAGACATTGAACGTCGTCATTTCACATCTTACGTGACAATTCAAAAACAAGAATTTGGTTATGATGGAGCTGCCGCTAAGCAGCTACAGCCTATGAATTGGAAACAAAAAATTAATGGACAGGGAGTCACTAAACCTTGGACATTCGGCAAGCTCAATAACAACAGTTTTAGTTTGCAAGAAAAGTTTGACTTTAAAAAAGGATATCATTTATTGTTTTATTACCGCACATCTCAATAATCTCACTTGAGAATGTTAGCCCGGTTTGTGAATTCTTGTTTTTTTTTTCGCGCGTTGGACAAAACATCAATTGCGTTTTTAAGCTCGTCATCCGAAATAATACCATCTTTGTCTATATCAATCTCTTTATGAAAATTCTGTAGTGTTTTTGGCAATACACAGAATCTGCTTTTTTCGTTGAAAATGTAATCTGCAAAAAGCGAAAAAATCACTGTTAAAATAAGTGAGTGAAAAACGTCTTTTGTTCCTATAAATGCGACCGAAAATATTAAAAGTTGACGTGCAACCGATGTTGTCAAATACGCTTCTTGTGATTTAGTCAATCCAACCGAAACATATCGAGACCCAATATTTAATATTAACATTGCCACACCTGCGGAATATTTGCTATCATTTATGTTTTTTAATACTTTGTTGGCAACGTTAAGAAATTTGTTTGAATATCTCATTTGCCAATATTTGGTTATATACTTACATAATATTAATAATATTGATAATATTGATAATATTAATATAATAATATTAATAATATCTATTATTATTATTATTATCAATATCTTGCTCACTATTTTTAAATGTAAATTTATAATATAATCTATAAATACATGAATAATTTATTTTACTTAAGTGGTGGACTTGCTTTGTATGCAGCAGCAGTTTTTGTATTTGTCTTGTCGAAAAAAGATATTGTCAGAAATATTAGAAACATGAACAGATCAAAAAAAAAAGATTTGCTCACCATAAAACGATACTTCACGGACCAAACCAAGTACAATTTTATTATTTCTTTGCTAATTCTTTTTTTTAATATCGGGTTTTCGTATATCTTATTGGAGTTTTTTCAAGATAAAGTAAACGATTCTAAAGATTTTTTACAGAATTCACTTGTGGTGTTAGTAGTCTTCATTATTTTTCTCATTATGGTGAGAGGTTATGCTGATTTCTCTGTTCAAATGATATATTACACTTTGGGTGTATTGTCATTTATTTACTTATTTTACGTAGTTTACAAAAGCCTGCAAACTTCAAATATAAGTTTATCCAGATCGTCTATTTCAAAGACGTTTGACATATTGGCTTATTTAAGCTCGCATCCTATAAAATATATTGTGATATTGGTTTTCACCAGCATTACATATTTATTACACTCCTACTCTCTTGTAATAAATGGATCTCCTGAAACATATCGTTTTTTGGGGAAACAAGACAAAAAATACTACCTCAATAATGGAAAAAGACAGTTCAAAATAAAACTGTCAAATGAACACTCCCCGTTTAGTATGACTCTTGCATTTTCTCTCTATTTAGATGCTTTACAATATTTTGACCAGTTTGATGAGTCTCTTGATAAAGAGAAATTTTATTTATTTAGAGTAGGAAATGACACTCGCGAAATATTAACTGTATATGTTTCTTACGAAAACAGAGTTAGCAAAATTAACGTTGGATTTTTACCAGATAATGATACTCCACCGATAATTACATTTGATAATTTAGATCTATTATACCAATCCTTAGCCCACTTAAAAATCGTATGCACAGATAATCGTATTGCACTTTATCTGGATGATAAAATAGTTGACCAAAAAAACATTAGTTATATAAATCCGCCAGACTCAGCGGCAGACAGAGAATCTACCAGAATAATCATGGGTAATGAGGACAAATTACTAAACGGATACATAACAAATGCATTTTATAGATCCGGCTACGAAAAACAAATATATCCGCTTAGAAAAAGCAAATATGAATAAAACACCAGGTTCATTAGACCAGAACATATTTAGCTGGTGAAACCACATTAGCTAAGTTGTATAACACAAAAAAACAAATCAAAAAAAATTGATTTGTTTTGACCATAACCATACTTCATATATTACCAAAATGCATCGTTCTTCTATTACAAAAACATATTTTTTAGAATGGAAATTGTTGATAACCTTGAAGATATATGAAGATGCAATTAATCATTGTCGTTGGAAAAAAGTATTACGAAATGTCATAAAAACAGAATTAATGTTCCAGGAACATTATTTACATCAATTAAAAGGAAAAAGTTTCGATGAAATATTATTGTTTGTTTACGACACTTGTTGTAAAGTTAAAGGTATTGGAATGCTTATTATTTATGATATAACTTCTGCAATATGCAGATACAATAAAATAAATATTGAAAGAGTTTATGTTGTAGGTAATGGTCCTAAAAGAGCAATTAATTTGTTAGACATAAAAACAAAATCACAAAAATTTGGCAAAGTAACCTTAAAATACGTTGAAATTCTTGAAATATTAAAAGCATTTCAAGAAAAAAAATATGAAATAGATTTACAAATAAAGAATAGCAATAATGGAGATGATTTTGAAACTTATATATGTAATTGGCAAAAAAACAAATAAAACACTAACAAAATATGTAACAAGAAAATGTGTGGCATATTTTAAGCAATAAAAAGCAAATAATATACTAAATCTAAACAATACGAACGTAACAAATTACTACAATGATTGCAACCAACTTAGTAATTTGCTAAACGCAGATATGATTTTATTCTGAAAATATCAGGTGGTTCGATTTTGTTTGGATCAAAATTATGTTTTCCTGCTTCAGAATAAAAACTTAGTTCTGTTCGTTTGTCACCTTTAGGTTTAGTATTTGATTTATCAACTTTCATTGCTTCGTAAAAAAACACTGAATCACTTGTCTGATGCGATTCCATTATATATAGTAAATATTATTCCTTAATGTTTTATATCTTTATATGTTCATAATTTCTTTTTTAACTATAAAATATGATAATGCTAAAATTGAAATTGTCTTTGTTAAAGTAGCTTAAAGAACTCATATACACTAATACAGTGAATGCTGTTTGATTGCGATAACGCGTGGGAATCATTTTGTTTAAACCAAGAACCGACACCAATAGGCTTGACTGAACGCAATGATTCAGCTGTAGATGGACCTCCTGAATGTAGTGAGCTATATATTTCAACAACTACTAAAATTTCATATTTATCCAGTCATATTAATCTTTTTGAATGTTTTTGGCAAATACCAATTATACCTTATAATTCTCTTAGTTGCGGAGTAATTAAGAAGCAAATTAAATACACATTTACTCATCCGGATGAAGTTGATATTGTTCTGGATAAAGTGAAAGAATATGATTTTGCTACGGTTCAACAAATCACCTTTATCAACAACACCGACAAAAAAATTTATAAAGACTCCCGTAAAATCAACATTGGAGTTTGTGACAAAGACATCACCTCTTCCCGTAGCAAAAAAAAAAGTGCTTTTTATAATTGCTTTGTTTTGATTCTTCGTATTCATGATGATAAATTGGATCAATATAAAGAAGCTCATGTTAAGGTGTTTAATACAGGTAAATTGGAACTTCCCGGTATTAAATCAAAACAAAACCATAAGCAGATTCTTGACTACATTCTCCTTATTTTTAATCAGTATTGCAACATGCAGCTAACCTACAAAAACACACACGAGACCGTGTTAATTAACTCAAATTTCACCTGCGGCTTTTGTATTAATCGTGAAAAATTGTCTCAGATTCTCAAGAATAAATACAATATTGAAACTTCATACGACCCGTGTTCATATCCTGGTATAATGAGCAAAATTGTTGTTGGAGAAAACAAAAGAAAGGTGTCGTTTATGATTTTTAGAACTGGCAGTGTTCTCATTGTTGGCAAATGTGATGAAATAGACATTCATGAGTTATACGAAAAAATTTGCAAATTGTTTCATGATGAATTTCAAGAAATATTTGTCAACAATATTGACTCTTCTTCTCCTACTACAAAAACCAAACGAATTCGCCGAAAATACATTACTATTTAATTTATTTCATCAAATCACTCTGACTCTGTTCTCCGCATCCAAGCATCTTTTAGTTTTTTTGATAAAATAACATTGTTCACACGTTCATATTCTTCAGGATACGAATAATATGTTTTGATCGTCTCAGTTCCGGCACAGTTTGTTACACGAAACATTTTCAGCTCTGAAAATGTTCCCGTTTTGTATATTGTTTTTTCACCACTAACTGCGTGCTTTACGTATACACCTGTTAATAGTGGATTGTGACTATGTAGTTTAACAGCTGATTTAACTTCGGATTTAACTTCTGATTTTACATGCGCATTGTTTGCAACCATAGCTTATTTGCAATAATACTAATTAATTATTTATATTGGTTTAATAGATTTATTGCACCAATTAATATGTTGCCTAAATTAATACTAAGGTTTCTTCGCCATTTTTATTTGTTTTTCTATCCAATTCATTTTTATCTAACTCCAGTTTTGTTTCCATGTTTTCTCTCATGTTTTCTTTCATTTTTTCCATATTTATTTTGTAATCTTCTATAACTTTTTGCAAATCAGCGATTTGTTTGTTTTTATCAACCAAATCATTTTGCAATTTGTTCATTATTTCCACAATTTTGTTAGTGTCCAACGGTATTTCCCCTAGGTTTGGATGATTCATCATAATTTTAGGTTCATTCATGTAATTTGTCCCCATCCGGCCATTCATCCTGTTATTCATCATGTTATCTTGCTGTTTTTGTTGCTGTTTTTTTATAAATTCTTCTTTCATTTTTTGCATATGCAACTCTCTGTCTTTATTCATTTGTTCTGTCTGTTTTATCACATCAGGCTTCATCTCCGGACGTCCTGGTTCATAATCAACGAGTAATGACTCTATCTCATCTACGTAAAAAGAAATTAGCTCCTTGGACGAGCCTTGCATGAAGTATTCCACCGTTTTGTCAGATGGCTTAACAAATTTTGAACTTTGACCCTCCAGCAATTTTTTTTTATCAAACGTATTGTGAATGTGCGAAAAGACCAATATGCTGTTGCGTGGTTCTAATTGTACAAATGGCACTGTATAATTCTTTAAGAAAGCTTTTTCCTCTGCCAAACATGCAGTCTCATCATATCTACAATGATTTAACAACTCTCTTTTGAATGCAAACGTTCCTGCAGTAGCATGATTTGGACCATATGGCCCAAACTGATACATTTTTTGTATGTGCTTAAAGTAAATATATAACTCACTTGAGCCAGCACAAAGAGCTTTGGGATGCGTAAGCAACATATTAACCGCATGAGATATTCTTGTAGGAGGATAATAATCGTCATCATCCATATATACTAATATCTCTCCTGAACTCTTGTCGTGTAACAAATTTCTTTTTCTCCCTAATGTCATTTTTTCTTCATATCTAAAATATTTAACATTGGGATGATCGGCTACCAAATCTTCTATTTTATCTGTGCCATCATCTATTATTATCCACTCTATCATATTCTTTGGATAAGTCTGATGATTAAAACATGCAATCATCGATTTTATAAATGGTCTACGATTAAATGTTGGTGTGCATACACTTACAAAAGGTATCCTTTTTTTTTGTTGTGATGATTTTTTTTTACCACCCATTCTAAAGTAATGTTATATAATAATCTGTATTTATACATTTTATTAACATATGTAACTCATTAATATAAACTATGACAATTATCTAATGTTTATCTAATCACTATGCTTTTACTTTTTAGGTGCGGGGGGAG